CGAGCAAATCGCTTCATTTCCACTTCCGCATTAGCTGGATGTAGAGGACCAACAAACTTTCCGATATGATAACCATTTGTATGATAAATCCTGATGTTCGTATGATCATCAATGACTTTCATCTTGATTTTACCGGAATCAACTCGACTTCTTTTTCCTAATTTATCCATTTCCGACATAAGCATATCTTGAATAGGCTTCAAACCAGAAATAGAATCGTTACTCTGTCTTAACCGAGCATTATCGGTTTCTAAGGCATCCATTTTTTTCCGCAATGCTTCTAATTCATTTATTGCGTCTACCTTAGTAATTTTTTTACTTTCCATCATATTCTCCTTTTTGTTAAAGGGGGCTGACAGGCGAGATTACCCTCAACCCCCTTTGATTCACTAGTCTAAATGATTAAACTGCATTTCATTTCCGAACGTACCGCGAAGAACCGCTTCTCCCCAAACCGCTGTTCCAGCAATCTGAGTTGCAACGTTCTTAATATCGCTTTGAACGTCAATCCGAAGCCCGCGCTTCTCAACGTACTTAATACATTCAGGATTGAATGCCGCACCGGATGAATTGTTAGAGGAAAGCGTGATTGCAGCCGAAGCATGCAAAGAGAACCCTAACACCATACCAGCAAAACCATTTTTCGCCCAACTTTCACCAACAGTTCCTGGTCCACGCGGTTGGATCGCATCTGAACTATTATCAAATAACGAAATCAAACCAACGCTTGACCAAATTGCGCCTGGATGCATTACTAAATAATAAGGCGGGAATGCAATAGCACCACGCAACGAAGCGTAGGCATCATACATATCGCCTGGAGTAATGTCCACATTTGCAGAACCCTGATTTGTCAAACCAGTAAATAGAGCAACCAAATCTTGCTCACGTCTAAGCGTTACACACTGACCAATCAACCTTCCTGACATAGCCGCAATATTGTCAACAGACCCCAACTCGGCGATCTCTTTAACATTAATCGTTGCGCCATGCACACCAGCAGTTGCCGCACTTGGACTGGTTTCGTCTGAACCACTTGCATCTAAATCCTGATCTGCAAGAGTATCATCTGCCTCTGATGTAATTACTGCAACAAACGGCGTTTGATGAATCAGCCCTGGACCCGGAAATGGAATGTTCGTAACCAAAGGACGAACAACTTCTTTTTCCTGCATTTCAAGTAAAGCATTTGCAACAATCGTTGGAATCGTTTCCGCCATTTCAGTTGATCCAGTTGCACCACGATTGCTTCTTAAAATCATTCTAAACATAATTTACTCCTTATATGAACGAAGATACGCCCGCTTCTACTTGCTGCTTTTTAATCTTAGCGGCTATCTCCGTTGCTAGTTTACTATCCCCTCTTGCCATCGCGTTCGCTAACTGCGTATTCAAAGAATTGAGGTCTTCTTTGCCACTTGCATTATCATCCCCCTGACCTGCGCCAGTTCCACTTCCTGAACCGCCTTGCTTTCCTGTTTTAACGAAATAAGGCTTGGCTTTCAAAAATTCTGCAACCCCTTGCTCTAACGGCAACAAGGTATCTATTCCATTGGCGTCTTTGCCCTTGATTTTGATACTTCCATCATCTTGGACAACAGCCGATCCCTTGATTAATTGAGCCACTTCGGGAACAGCATTCTGCCTGTTAATTTCTGCCTGTAACGCATTTCCTATCTTCATATCTGTAATCGTTTGATCCTTTTGAGAAATAACGCCTTGCGCTTCCGCTAATTTTATTTCATGTACCTTTTTCGCTTCTTCATACGCTCCTTGTTCTTCTAACTGTTTCTGTTTCGTTGCGTCTGCTTGCTTCTCATGCTCGCTCTTAAACTTCGATAATTCCGCATTCTGTTCTTCAAGCGTTTTGACCTCTCCGAACCTTTTATTCACAATACGATCAACGTCAGCTTGCGTGAACTTTGCTTCTCCTGCACCACCAGCGTCGCCTGCACCTTTATCTCCACCTGCGTCGCCTGTTCCACCTTCTCCCCGATTATTGAATAATCTCATATCTCTCCTTACCGGAAAAGATCGTAAAACTTAACTAATGCACGATGGAAGCAAGTCATCCATATATTAAAGAAGATTGCTAGCCCCATCATTATTAACGCGCTTGTTAAGTTCATCTTTTCCTGTCGCCCCTTTGGGCTTGTTAAATAATCCCATCCTTTCGGATAGTCTGTTAGGCTTCCCGCCTTCATTAGCGGGTTTCGCCTCTTTCATAGATTCTATCATTTCTTCTATTTTATCTTCGGGCATTCGTGGAAATTTCTTCTTGATAATCGCTTCCTTTACAGCGTTATCAACTTCCGTACCCAAAGTTAATTTCATCATCTTCTCCGCTTCATCCAAATCCTGATTAACACTCTGAATTGAGAACTCTTGCGGATATTCGATTGATCCATCGAACTCCTTACCTTCCCACCGCGCAAAGGTTTCCCATATCTTAACTTCTGCGTCATTCATATTATTAGCTTTAAGATTTAACGCACTATTCGTTTGATTGAAATCCCACGCCTTCGCAATCCCGGACTTCTGAACTGCTTCATCACCCCCACCCTCTCCGCTTCCACCTTCCAACTTAGCTATCTGGAATATCTTCTGAACATTCCGATCTATATGCTTAAAATAAACCTCTGCATTAGCAGGCGGTGGACTTACATATTGCGGAACATTCGCACCTTCGGGATATATCATGCCCTTAGTAATACCAAGAACAGTTTCATCATAATCCGTTGTCTTACCTTGAACAGCTAAGAAAGCGAACGTCTGATCACGTAGTATCTGCTTTAACTCGGATAACGAATTATATATTTCCCTTGAAATAAAAGAAATGTCCTGTATCTCGGATATACCTAAAAACCCTTTCTGCTTACGGCTTTTCTTATTGTAAAATGCAGTAATAGGAACTCGTTTAAGACCATGAACACCTTCACTTACTAAATTAAACTCTTGATCAAACTTATGCCATGATGTACGCGTCCATAGCTTATACTGGCACGTCCTTGTCTTATCTTTATTATATATCAATGGATCAATCGTTGAATCAACAGCTTCAACCAAAAGAACCCAATACGGCTGACCGAATTCATCTAACGCCCAATTCAACAACGATTGAGGACGGAATATATTGAAATAAGGAAACTTATCTTTATCTACCTTATCAGCCATTGTGATCTCGCCATCATCTTTAGGCATATCAACAAGAACATAACAATGACCATATATCTGCGCTAAGGTCGCAATCTCTTTTCTAAATTCACCGATTGAACTATCTTGTCTGTCAATATTACTTTCCCGCATTTTAACAAAGTTCTCGATACTTCCATAATCAGCGTTTACAGCGTCTTTAAATAAATGGTTAGTGTATATATCGATAACAGGCGCGCAGAAATTATAATAAAACGATTGCTGAATTCTCTTTGCGAAATCATCCGCGCGTTCTTTCTTATGCTTAAATAAGTTGCCTGAAAGATTCGTTTGATTGCCTAACGGCTCGCCATTAAGTGTTATCTGAACAAGTTTATCCGTTTGATTGCCCAATGCTTCTTTCAATCCAGCATTCGTATAATCCAATCCACCTTCATAACTGTTAAGCAAAAAATTCCAATAGGTGTAGTTATTGATGTATACTTTATGCGGATTCTCGACGAGGTTTTTAATTGCTTGATTGCTCATTAGATTTTTAATCCTTTATATTCGTTCCTGATCAAGCTGAACTCTTGCTCAATCATGTAACCACTAGCATCCGATGCATGAGTAAGATTCGTATCTTTTTTATCGATCTGTGTTGATCCTTCTTTGAAAGCCACCTGCTCACAATCCCTGATTAAATGCTTACATTTAGGATTAATAAGAAAGCGCCTATCGCCCCTTGCATTGCACAACATTCCATTTACTGCGTTTACTCGATCTCGTTCAGCAGGGTTAGAACGCGGGACTTTATTTGTGATCCGATAGTCTGCAAGCGTGTTTTTGACGATCTCCCAGTTAGTAACGTTGCTTGAAGAATGTCTTGCTTGTCCCGTAGCATCACCATAC